TATTGCCTGGCTATCTGTAGAACTATCAGTTTTGCTGGATGAAATATTATCTAGTTTATCTATACCGCTTAACTGCTTGTTAAGTTCTTTTGTTGCTTTTAATGTATCGTTTGCACTGTCAGCAGCACTTGAATAATCATCCGCCATCTGAGAGCTTCCAGCACTGCCAGAATCTATCTGTATTCCAAACACATCTGTTAGAATTTCGCCTAACGTACTGGCTGTATCTATCAGAATAGACAGGATATTGTTTAAATCTTTGATAAGTGGCTTTAATACTACAATCAAACCACTTCCAATAATGCTTTTTAGCTCTTTTAACCTCTCTGATAGAATCCTAGTCTGGTTTGCCCAGCTGTCCTGAGTCTTAACAAAGTCCCCTGCAGCCATCTTTGTAGCATCCAAGAAGTAATCTTGTCGAACAGCAAGTTTATTAACCTGGTCCATCTTTGAATACACCTGACTGTATCCATTAGCAAGAGTCCACGCATCCAAGTTTGCTTCTGTCATCACTACACCAATGGCCTTTAATGGCTCTGTTTCGCCAGAATAAATTGCGCGGCCAATCGTGTCAACTTCACTCATTGTCTTGTTGTAGAAGCTGGCCACATCCCCAAGCCTGCCAGTAAGCTCTACAGCTCTATCAGAGGCAAAATCCATACCCTGCCCCATTCCAGTGGCCATAGCCATATATGTGGATGCCATTTGTTTAGCTGTCAGTTTAGACATACCAAAGTTTTCTATGCATGTTTTAGAAAAGTCCTCTATCTTGTAGCTCATTGCTCCAAAAGCTGTATCTACAACATTTTGAACTTCTGTAACAGCTGAACCCAGTTCAATTGAAGACTTGGCAAAATTGATTACTTGCCAAATTCCCACAAGACTAGCTAATGTACCAGCTAGTTTTTTAAAGCTAAGTCCTATACCTGTTGCTGTACTTTCAAAATCATTTCTCATTAAGCGATTAGATTTTTTTGTATCTTTAACATTCTTATCGTTTGTACTTTTTACTTGCCGTTCTATCAGAGACCAAGCACTTTTCATGCCGTCTGATGTGCTGTAGCCTTCTTTTTTTAGAACACCCGCAATCTTCCCAGCCTTTGCTTTAGAACTAGTTTCGACGTCTGATAGAATGCTTTCAATAGACTTTTTAGCACTCTCAGAAACATTTTTTAAGTCATTTATGCTCTTTGTAGCACTTTTAGTATCTATGCCGCCACGAAGAGATGTCTTGATTTTATCTAGCGAGCTTTTCACATTTCCAGCATGAGATTTTAGAGACTTTAGTCCACTCATAAAATCTTTTGTGTCTATCCTTGTATCAAATTTTAATGTTCCGTCTGCTATAATCTCACCCCCTTAGGTATACATGGCATTTAGCTTATCTTTTATTGCTTGTTCCTCAGCACTGCACTTGTGTTTAAGCTCTACAAGCGATTTATTTTCTCTTACAAAGTCTTTTTCCCAGTCCTCCAATTTCTTTCCTTTATTCTTCTTATCTCTGATAGAAACAACCGTGTTGAACGTTCCTTGACCGATTTCTTGAAAGTACCCTAGAAACGTCCACCAGTGCATGTATTCCACTGCTCTCACTTCTTGCCTTGCTACTTTGTTTATTGCAGAAAAAATTATTTGCTCATCCTGTTCCCAGTCATAGACTTGTTTTTCAAGACTTGACTCTTCATCTTCTCTATTACAATCTAAAAAAAGCACTGCTTTACGCAATGCTTCCTCTATGTCCGAATCTGGTATGCTTTCGAAATTTAGATATAAGACTTCTAAACATACCTCAAACTGTTCTTCAGCACTTAATTCAGCATCTTGAAACGCTGTAATTATGTTTAAACAGTCTCTATAATCAGACCTTATTTTATATTCTATTTCGTTTATTTCAATTGATTTGGGTAAACAACCTATCATGATTGTTTACCGTACTGCTTTGTATACTTGCTAATTCTTTCCCTAGATTCCTTGTTTTCTTTCTTTACTACATTCTCAACTACTGGAATAATTATATCCATAAACCTTTGTATAAAAGGTATTCCGTGATTAGTGTTAAGGCAATGCCGATTACCAAATATAACACTTGAAACGTCATAATCAAAAAGGTAATTTAACTGTTCTTTTATCTTCTCGTCAATTTCAATTACCTTTTTTTCAGCTGTTTCCAGCTCTTCTGTTTCTACAATTTTGTCAACACTTTCTATCAAAGCCAAAACGTTCTTTTCTACCTCTTCACAACGAACAAGCATATTCAAATCTTTTGGATCTATACGGATAACCCCTAGCAGATCCCCATTTTCATCCTCAATCTCATACTTTTTTATACCTGTTTCAATTTGCAATCTTTCCATTTTAATCCCTCCAAATTAAAAATAAGGAGCCGAAGCCCATTAAATTATTATGCAACTGTTGCCGTAAATGCTTTTGTACTGTTATCCCAGGTACCAGACGTTCTATTTCCGTTGTACTTAATTTGGAATGGAATGTTTACATTCCCTTGGCCACCAAAACTTTGCGGAATAACAACAACGTCCTCTCTATAAGCCCAGACCTCTGTTCCATCAGACTCGACTAGAATATCTACGATTGTAGTTTCCAATGCTGAGCCTGTGGAACGATTGTTGATAATATCAAACAGCTGTGTGTAAAGTGCATCGCCATTAGTTGCGTAGTATGTGTCCACACTTGAATCAGGCTTGTAGCCTTTTACATTAACACTGTTCTCTCCAAGAATGTTTGTCTTTTCTTCCACATCTGGGTTCAGATTAACATTATATTCCTCTAAATCTTTTCCTAATCTAACGTATGAAGCTGTTCCACCAAATGAAGAATCGATGTAATGCATCAGCCATTGCCTTTCAAATTTTGCTCCCTCTGCCATTGACATAATTAATCACTCACTTTCTAAATTATATTGTGCTTGTAACTGCAACTGATATTTAATTACTTGACCGTTCTCGCTTGCTTCCCAGGCCATACCATTATTACACCTGATAGAAAGAACTTTACCTGACAGCTCTATATCACCTACAGCTTGCGTTATCGTGTTACCCTTGATTGATTCTAAGTAAATACCCAAATCAACCAGAAACGTACTATTCTGCAATCTTTCATAATCATTAACACTGCTTGATACAGCATATAACGTAAGATTACATTGCCTTGTTTGATTCCCCAAAATGTCCTTCTTTACTAAGCTATCCCCAGTACTGGAAATACCGTAATTTTTATCAGTTTCATCTGTAAAGTCTGTGTGAACCTCATTCGTAAACTGAGATATCAACGTACACTCTGTAAGAATCTGTTTTACAACCTCCACTATATTAATTTCTTACACCCCCTTAATATCTGCTCTGACTTATCTTCTTTCATCCTATCAAACCACTTTTTCCCCGCCAACGGATGGCGAGAAGTTTGATATTCGAGTTCCCTATCAGTAACAACCTTTTTACCATGCAAAGGTGCCCATGTGCTACCAGTTTTAGGGTCAATCATAACTTTCCCGTAATACTGGAAACGTGCATAAGGAGAGTTGTAAGAAAGTATCCCGGAACCAATTACTGTTCCAATTACAACCGATTTTTCAAGATCTCCATGCAAATAAGGTGTGTACGGAGACATCAACCGGATGCTCTCGCTGTCAACGAACTTTTGCACTCTTCCGCCTTTTTCAAGTCCGTGAGCTTTTAAAATTCTATCAGGGACGATATCAATATCAGTCTTCATAACACAACTACTTTCCGCTAAGTTCCCAGTGCCACATCCTTCTTGACCCGTGGCACTTCTTAGCTGATGAACTAATCACAAATACGTCGTGTGAACTTTTGAGAGCCTTAATTGACGTGCTTTGTGTTGCTTGGCTAGTGTTGTCTATAGTTTCTAAAACCTCGCCTTGTATAGCCAAATCCTTAGCTTTACAGATACATAAATTTTCCGTATCTGTATTGTACGGAATCGAAATATACAAGCTGTCTACAGAAGAAAGACCAGACTTCCTGATATTCGCTGCCTGGTCCTCTTCCCAAAAGCATCCGCGATAGATACTTTTTATATAGTTGCTCCCTTCAAGGTGGAATATTGTAGCATCTGTTGTCTGTTTTCCCATGCTCACACCCCCGAATACATTAGGCCTGTATTAATAAGCCAATTGTATATAATACCTTTTTGCACCTTTAAGTCTGATTCCTCAGTCTTTTCTCTACTCTCATATGAAACAGCCCACGAACCATCTTTCTCAGATGTTACATTATTTTGGCTATCAGCATCTCTTACAGCACATTGGTACATCTGTTCTGCAAGTTCACAGCAACAACACTGTACATCGTCCACGATTGCCTTAGATTCGTCAATATTCCCGAATGTGTACTTTCTAATTAGCTTACTTGCTTGAATTGTATAGCGCGGAAAGTCAGCCTGAGGAATTGTTACATTCCCCATAGCTTCCTTGTACGTGCCATTGTAATACTCCCAATTAGTTAGAGCAGTTATTCCCACGGCACATCACCCCTTCCTATTAGGCTGTTGCAATATTACCAGCCTCAACTGTAATGTAACCAACCTTAGCAACCTTGGAAGATACCAGGTCAACAACCTCGATAACATCACCTACTGATACGGCAATCTCTGTTGTTCCAGAAGTCAATGCTGTTCCACCATATGAAGTAGCTGTTTGGTTGTAAGTTGCTCTTGATGTTGGATTAACAGTATATTTAAGTGTTCCTGTGCTTCCTGTTACTGTTGCGATAGTAGTACCGCTTGTAGCACCTTGAGCAAGTGAGATAGTAACTGAACCAGGTGCATACACAGCACGTATGGCAACCGAACGTAATACTTTATGAGCATATACATTACGTCCTTGTACAGCAGAAGCACCAATATACTTACCAGATCCGCTTAAATCTTGTACTTTAATAGGTACAGCAAACTCCATAGCACGAGTAGCAAATCTAGGGTGTCCTGCTAACATTGCTAAGTTTGCAGTTTCATCATTCCATTCAAATACAAGGAACCCTGCAATCTTACCTACTGCACCAGTAGCAACAACCTTATCTCCTAAGTCTGTAGCATGTACAAAGTGATCCTTATCTTTTAAGATTAAAGAATAAGTACTTGGTGTACATAATAAGTATCTCTTTCCGTCATTTGGAATTTTAGCTTTTGACATACGTTCTCTTAAATCAACAATCTTGTCATAGATGTTGTCAGAAGTAAGGCTTGATTCATTATCAACAGTTGCGGCAGCTAATAAGCAAGTAGAACCGTCTGTATCAACTTGTGCTGCTAATGAATATGTTGCAGAATCTAATCTATCAGCTACTAATGCATCTGGTACTGCTTTAGCATCGTATCCATCGATAATTTCATTGACTGCTTTATCTTTATCAATTGTCATTGTTTCGTAAGCTGTAGAACCATGTGTACCTTGGATACCATTTGCTTTATCGTAATCAGATACAGCTACCTCGCCATCACGAACTGGAATCTTTACTGCACCAGCTGCAGGCGAACCTTCATAATCATTATTGAATACTACTCCATCTTTCAAAAGCAATTCATTTCTTAATTTTGCAAGTACTAGTTTCGACCATCTTTCTTGATGCTCATGTGCAAATGTTTGTAAGTTCATAATCATTCTTGATCTGTTCATTCTTTCACCTGTTTAACCTTTCATTAATCAATTTTTAATCCTGGGTTTTTTGCAAGGAATGCTGCTTCTACTCCATCTTGTTTCTTAGGAGATCCGTTCTGTCTCTTGCCCCATGACTTATTGTTAGTTTCTTCCTCATCATCATCTTCGTTGTTGCTCTTCGAACCTTTAACGAATTGAGGATATTTCTTAATAACTTTTTCGATTGCTGTTTCAAAGTCTGTATCATCGTCCATATATGCTTTTGCTAATGCAACTACATCTGTTACAGATTCTTTCGCTACATCATGCTCAAAACATAGAAGTTTTGCTTCTAGTGAAGATACCTTTGCTGCTTGCTCTTTATCAGCTTCAGCTTTCTTATCTTCAGGAGACTTATTCTTATCTGATTCAGCCTTTTCCTTTGCTTTCTTCTCTTTTGCTCGTTCTCTTTTCAAACGTTCAGCAATCATCTTGTCGACTTCTTCTTGCGTGAAGCCTTTCTTGTCCGATTTTTTAGACTTATCATCTTGGTTATCGTCACCGTCTGCATCATCAGAGTTATCATTGTCTCCGTTGTCTGCACCATCTGCACCGCTTTCATCAGCGAACATCTGTAAGTTAAATCTAAGTTTTTGATTCATTAATTTCATTTTATTCCCTCCGTTTAGAGCCTGTCGGCTATTAATTACCGTACAGTTTATATCGTCACCAGTACGTTTATGGACATAAAAATAAGACGTTAACGCACGTCTTGAACGAGATAAAAAGGATCACCGCCTTTCTACTTTAAATTGCTCGGGTTTGTAATTAATTGTCCATTAATAATTACTTGACCATTTAATGTAATACCTTCTGCTTTAATTGTCGGTTCATTATGTTGTTTATCCAAATTTCTCACCTTCTTTCATATGTAACATTATTGGGATATTCCTCTGCAATACTCATATATCCTAATCTAGCAGACTCAAGCAAAATATTACTCTGTATACTAGGTTTACAGTGTAGCTTATACTCTATAAATCCATCTCCATATAGTACATCTACTTCTTTATGTGCTATCTCTTGCAAAGAATTGATAGTGTTGATTGACAAGCAGGAAATAGCAGAACACACAATGTCATAACCGTAATTCCTAAAGCTTGCATGACCGTCTAGTTTGAATCCTACAAGCTTGTTCTTTTCTCGAATTGGAGTTATTCTCGTCATACTCTTCCTAACCCATCAGCATAAACCCTCTG